AACTGGAACGGAATTACAAGGCGTGAAACAATTGAAGGAGCTGAAAAAGCAATTGAATCTTCAATTGAACATTACACTAAAAAATTAAAACTTTCCGAAGGTCCAGTTGTTGTAAAAACCTTTTAAATAAAATACTTAAATTAAATTTAATTAAATCATGTCAGACGCAATTGTCAAGAACCTCAGCTTTGGTCACGAAGCTAAGGATAAACTATTTGAAGGTATAAACAAACTCACGAAAGCCGTTAGTTCCACTCTCGGAGCTAGCGGTAAACGTGTAATATTAGAAGATGGTGCAGGAAAACCTGTTATTACTAAAGACGGTGTTACTGTAGCGGATTCAATTGTATTATTAGACCCTATTGAAAATATGGGTGCTACGCTTCTAAAGGAAGCTGCTAGGAAAACTGTTAGAGAAGCTGGCGACGGAACGACAACGGCTACAGTGCTAGCGCACTCCATTTTAAATGAGGCATATCCTAAATTAAAAGAACTAGGAGCGAGGGGGTTAAAAGAAGGAATCGACAGTGCTGTGCAGAAAGTTGTGCAACATTTAGAAAAAGCTTCTGTGGAAGTCACAGGCGATATGATTGACCAAGTAGCTACTATATCTACTAATAACGATATAAAGTTAGGTACGACAATCGCAAACGCTTTTAGATCAGTTGATGAAACCGGCGTGGTTATGATGGAAACAACAGAGTTGTCTGAAACTACAGCTGAATTAATTGATGGATTACAATACGAAAAAGGACTAACAAATTCACATTTTATTACTAAGCAAGATTCTAAAGTTGCAGAGCTTGACAATCCTTATGTATTATTAATTGAATCTCCTGTAGAAAATATACGTAAAATACAATCCGTATTAGAATACATTATAAAGAAAAGTAAACCTTTGCTTATTATAGCTGATTTAGATCCTAAAGTTATATCTACATTGGCAATGAATAAAATAAAAGGTAATGTAAAAATTAATGTTATCAATGCACCTACTTATGGAGTAGCTAAAAAAGATATGCTAACTGATTTAGCATTATTAACCGGTGCTACTATTATAAATGAAGATTTAGGTGATGACATGGATTTAATACAGCCAGAGCATTTAGGTAAATGTTTAAAATCTGTTACTAATGATACTGAAACTATTATAAAAGTTGAAAGTATTACTGATGAAGTATCAGAAGTAATTAATAAAATTAAAAAAGATTTATCTGGTAAAAACAATGCTGCTGAAACTATAAGGCTTGAAAGAAGATTAGCTAGACTATCAGCTAAGATTGCTACAGTTAAAGTAGGGGCAGATTCAGATATTGAATTAAAAGAAAAAGCAGATAGAGTAGAAGATGCTATTTGTGCTACTAAAGCTGCAATTAAAGAAGGCATTGTGCCTGGCGGTGGCGTTGCATTATTAAATGCTGCAACACTTATTAAGCCTAAAAATAAAGCTGAAGAAATATTATTAGAAGCCATTAAAGCTCCTTATATAACAATATTAGAAAATGCAAACTTTGATATTGTTGAGCCTACTAAAAAAGGCTGGGGACTTGATGTTATTACTGGACAAAGTAAAAATATGATTAAGTCTGGAATAATTGATCCGTTGCTTGTGACTAAGACTGCGCTAAAAAATGCAGCTTCTGTGGCAACTACTATATTATCTACAGATTGTATAATTAATAATTTACGTATTAATGAAGGCAATAGGTAGAAACTTAATAATTAAAAAAGAAAAGCAAGGTACTTCTGAAACCAAAGGAGGCTTATTGTTAACTGAAAATCAAAGAGAGGATTTAAGATATAGCAAAGCTAAAGTAATATCAGTGGGTTCTGAGGTAGTTGGAGTTAAAAAAAATGATGATATTTATTATGACAAGCATGCGGGGCATGGTGTTGAAATAGATAAGGAAGTTTTACAAATAATTAAGCTCCAAGACGTTGTAATTGTTTTATGAAAAGATTAGAAGCAGGAGATTTAAAAGATCTTAACCTGCTTAAGCATTACAGAATTATAAGAAAGTGGGCATCAAAAAATAATGGGATGACCGATGCTGATTTAGAACTTTTAATATATTTAGATTGTGTTGATCTGTTTACTAAAATAGATTTTAAAATGGGTGCATATTCTTACAGCTGGAATAATAGGAGATGGAATACATTGTTAAAAGAAGGCTGGATAATTGTTTGGCGTAAAAGAAATCATACAACACAAAAGTATAATATATATAAAACCTCTTTTAAGTGTAAGCAGCTTATAAATAAAATATATAAAATAATGCTAGGCGAGGAAGATATTCCTATAAGCGAACGCAGAAATGTAATAATGAAAGGCGAAACCTATACAAATAAAGTTTTAAAGGTTTCAATAGATAACATTAATAAAGACAAGTATAGATAATTATGGACAAAAGTAAAGCAATTATTTCGAACCCGCAACTTCAAGGGCAAGTAGGAGAGTCTCACGTATGGGATGGTCCTTTAAACACAAATGGATTTCCTATGGGTAATGGCTCTAGTTCTGGTATTACCGGAATGGAAGTTAAAAAAGCGCCGACTTATTATAAAGCAGGTGCTATTACTCAAATAGCTAAAGCAGCTAGAGGAGAATAGTAATGGATATTGCTCACATAAAACTACTGGCGCTAAATGGCTCCGTAGGAGTAGTGACCATGATGGATCTGGAGGTATGGCTTAAAGTAATATTATTATTAGTTACTATAGGTTATACAGTCCATAAGTGGTTTAAAATAAAAAAATAATGGCATATATACAGAACTCATCGCCTTTCTTAAAGAAAACAGCAGCCTGGACTCGTAAAGAGGGTAAAGACCCTAAGGGTGGATTAAATGAAAAAGGAGTTAAATCTTATAGAAAAGAAAATCCAGGTAGCAAGCTGCAAACTGCAGTAACTACTCCTCCTTCAAAATTAAAAAAAGGGAGTAAAGCCGCAAAGCGTAGAAAATCTTTTTGCGCTAGAATGAGTGGTGTAAAAGGTCCAATGAAAAAGCCGAATGGAAAGCCTACTAGAAAAGCTTTGGCTTTAAGAAAATGGAATTGCTAATAATTAAACAACAACAATAACAACACAAACCAAAACACAAAAATTATGGGACACATGAAATCAGATGAACGTTATGATGCTAAAGAAGCATATAACAAAAAACTATCTTCAAAAGCAAGAATGCATTATTTAGAAAATGATATTGCTGATAGGAAAGGACACTCAGGAACTTACAGCGGTAATCACCCAAGATATTCAAAAGGAATGAGTATGATGGGGCAAGCAAAAGCTGATCTTACTTACAATCCAACAGATGACATTGCAGGGCAGGGAACAGAAATTGTAGATTCAGGAGTAAACACTGGGATGATGATGAAGAACATGTCTCCTATGCAGAATATGAATAAAGGATATGGCCAACAAGTAGGAAAGCCTTCAGTTGCAAGCCGACAAAAATATGGCGGTAATAAAGGAGACGAAAGTATGTCTAAGAGAGACTATAGCGCCCCTACTAAAATGTACGGTGGCAAAAAAGGAGACATGAGCAAATCTCGAAGAGATTATAAATAAAACAGATAGGACTGTATAAACCTAGCAAAACACAAACATTAACAATAACAAAACAAAACCAAAATGGCAAGATTTATTTCTATTTCTGTTGTTGGAGGCGCAGACGCTTTTGAAGACGGACAACATCTAATTAACACAGAATCAATTGTTGCAGTAACATCAGGAGATGCTGCTGGCGCTAATGAAGGAACTAAAACAACAATTCACACCGTTGCTCCAACATTAGACACAATTACATTAACTCATTCAACTGAAACAACTCCATCAGTTAGAGATGCAATTAACTCAGCTCTTACTGCTAATCCAGGTGGTGTAAAATCAACTGTTGGGCTTCCCAGCGGAATTACTGTAACTGAATTTCTAGTTGTATAATGAGCAAATCTAAAGGGCTTGGTGATTCAATTGAAAAAGTTACTAAAGTTACTGGAATTAAAAGTGTAGTAGACAGAGTCGCAGAGGGTTTAAATATCCCCTGCGGCTGTTCTGCTCGCAAAGATAAACTAAATAAAATGTTTCCTTATAAATAATGGCTTTTAAACTTAATACACCTCCATATAATTTAGACAATACACCTATATATAATGTAGATTTAGGTGATGATGTATTAGGCAAGGCTAACAATAATGGGACTATATTAATAAATAAAAACTTAAATCCGTCTAAAACTAAAAAAGTAGTTGATCATGAGATGGTTCATATTGATCAATTTAAAAGAGGCGATTTAGACTACGATGATAATAATGTTTACTGGAAAGGTAAAACATATTCTAGAAGTCAAATGCAGGAGGGCGCTAAAGCTCTTCCTTGGGAAAAAGAAGCTTACGACAAAGCTTAAATTATGATAAAGTTATTATTAGGCCTACTAAAAGGTGGCAATGGCAGAAAGTCAGTAGCCGGAAACTTAGCGTGGGAAATAAGAGAAGCAATTAAGGGTAAAGAATTAGACCCTAATGAAATAATAGAATTGCAAACTAAAATAAATGAAATTGAAGCTGGCCATAGAACAGTATTTGTTGCAGGCTGGAGACCATTTATAGGATGGGTTTGCGGAGTGGCATTAGCATATAACTTCGTAATAAGAGATTTATTTATTTGGATTACAAAAACAGCGGACGCTCCACCGGCATTACAAATGGAGCATTTAATGACAGTCTTATTAGGCATGTTAGGATTAGGAGGATTAAGAACATTTGAAAAAGTAAAAGATAAAACAAAATAAAATGGGAAGTTATCAAAATAATTTTAGTGATTTTGCGTCTAGTGCAATAGATATGTTAGCGCAAAAAACCTTAAAAGCGCAAGACTTAAGTACTTTAAGTTCAAATACTACTGCAAACTTACCTGCTAATGGTATAGCAGTTGCATACGCGTCAGGAGGAACATATACTGGAGCGGCCAGTAGTGCACAAAATATCGGGGCTAGATTTCAAATTACAGCCGATGGTGCGGGCGCTGTTGCATCTATAAAAGTTATAGTTCAGGGGCCTAATGTAGGAGCTGCAACTGAAACAATTATATTTAATGCGGCATCACTTAATTTAGCCTATGGAGTAAGTAATATAACGGGCTCTGTAACCGCTACTTTAGCAGGAGGCGACTTAGAATTGCCAAGCGGAATTTTTAATGGAAGGTTGCCATCAGTTTATGTAGGCTCTAACGGTAATCTTAAAGTAACATTAGCAGGGGATACTAATCCTATAACATTAACAGGATTAACCGCTAATACTTTTGCTCCAATAACATGCAAACAAATATTTAATGCAGACGCTGCTACAACAGTTACAAATTTGGTAGCGCTATTTTAAAAAATAATTAATTTAAATTTAATCAAATGAGTACACAAGAAAAAAAAGTAACAGAGGAACAATTAGCTAAAATTAAAGAGCAACAAGTAACAATGAACAATAAATTACGTGACATTGGGCTTGTTGAAAATCAAAAACACGTTTTATTACATGAATACGCTGGACTTGAGCAAGATATGGAAGCTTATAAAAAAGACCTTGAAAAAGAGTATGGGGCAATTAGTATTGATTTGGAAACGGGTGTTTACAAAGAAATAGAAAAGCAAGAAGAAAAATAAGATGAGCAGCATTATAAGGAAGATCAGCATCGGTTCTGATTATAAAAATGATGCTATGCATTACTCTGTAAGCCAAGAAGTATACGGGGGACACAAAATAGCTTATATCATATTTGAAGATACTGATAGTTCTTATAATATTTTCATTAAAAAAAACAATGAAGTATTGCCTTGGAAAAAGTTTAATTCTAACATGGCTATTTCTGTTGAATATAATTTAGAATATGAATAGTGTCTACGATTTTATCGTTGAGCCTATTGGAGAAAGATATAACAATACAACTAAAGTAAATAATAAAGATTTAATATTAAATTGTAATATAGAATCATTTAAGTTTATAAATAAACTTGCTAAAGTTATATCTACGCCAAAAGCTTATAATACTGTTATAAAAAAAGGTGATGAAATTGTAATTCATCATAATGTTTTTAGAAGATATTATGATATAAAAGGTAAAGAAAAAAACAGTAGTAAATATTTTAAAGACAATCTTTACTTTTGTCAGCCAGATCAGGTGTATCTTTATAAAAAAAATAATGAGTGGCATTCATTTATGGATAGATGCTTTGTTAAGCCTATTTTAAATAATGACCCTACAAGCCTAGAAAAAGAGCAAAAGTATGTTGGTATACTAAAGTATGGCAATAGCTCGTTAAAAGCGCTTGAAATCAACCCAGGTGATGTTATAGGCTTTACTCCAAACAGCGAATGGGAGTTTATAGTAGATAATGAGCGGTTATATTGTATGAAATCTAATGATATTGTTATTAAGTATGAACGTAAAGAAAACCAAACTGAGTATAATCCAAGCTGGGCAAAAAGCAGTTGAGGAGTTAATTAAAGTAGCTAAGGAAGCTATTGTAGATTCAGAAGATGACATATCAGCCGATAGATTAAAAAATGCAGCAGCTACAAAAAAACTAGCAATATTTGATGCGTTTGAAATATTAACAAGAATTGAAACCGAAGAAAAATTATTAGAAGACAAATCTGGTAATCAAAAAACATTCGGGGGCTTTGCTGAAAAAAGATCTAAATGACATATCAGCAAACATTGTATTCAGTAATATCTGATTATATAAAGCCCAATATATTAAAGAAAAAAAATAAACAAAAGAGCTGGGAATACGGGTATAACAAAGAGCATGATTTAGTTATAATAAGCAAATCAGGTGAGCTTGGCGAAGTATACGATATTCAAGGCTTAAAAATAGGCCTACCATTAATCAATAGATGCTTTAAAAGATCTAATAAAAAGCAAGAGCAATATTGGCAAAAATTTAATTATCCTAAAGAATTACAAAAAATTAAAAGTGTTTTCGATTGGAATAATTATCCCGACAATTTTAAAGAGCAATGGTACGACTATATAGATAATGAATTTAAATACAGAGAAGAAGGGTTTGCGTTTTACAATAACGGTGCTGAAACTTATATTACTGGGTCTCATTACATGTACCTGCAGTGGACTAAAATTGACGTTGGGGCCGCTGACTTTAGGGAATCAAATAGATTATTCTATATTTTCTGGGAAGCATGTAAAGCAGATACCAGATGTTATGGAATATGCTACCTCAAAAACAGACGGTCTGGGTTTAGCTTCATGGCATCGAACGAAACTGTTAACCAAGCAACTATGTCAAGCGACGCAAGATTTGGTATTTTATCAAAAACTGGGGCTGATGCCAAAAAAATGTTTACCGATAAAGTCGTTCCAATATCAATCAATTATCCCTTTTTCTTCAAGCCCGTTCAAGACGGTATGGATCGTCCGAAAACAGAGCTTGCTTACCGAGTGCCCGCCTCCAAACTAACTCGGCGCAAGATAGAAGTAGGCGAACAATTAGCTGAAATTGATGGGCTTGATACTACAATCGACTGGAAAAATACAGGCGATAATTCGTATGATGGAGAAAAGCTAAAGCTTTTAGTTCATGATGAATCTGGCAAATGGGAAAGGCCAGATAATATAATTAACAACTGGAGAGTAACTAAAACAACATTAAGGCTAGGTAGTAGAGTAGTCGGTAAATGTATGATGGGTTCTACATCAAATGCTCTAGACAAAGGAGGTAATAATTTTAAAAAATTATATGAAGGATCAGATGTTACTAAAAGAAACCGCAACGGACAGACTAGCTCAGGATTATATTCTTTGTTCATACCTATGGAATGGAATTACGAGGGATTCATTGATATGCATGGAATACCTGTATTCGATACACCAGAAAAATCAGTCAAAAGTATTGATGGAACGGAAATAGATACTGGAGTAATTAATTATTGGATGAATGAAGTTGACGGATTAAAAAAAGATCAGGATGCTTTAAACGAATTTTATCGTCAATTTCCACGCACTACTCAGCATGCATTTCGAGACGAAACAAAACAATCTTTATTTAATCTAACTAAGATATACGAGCAAATAGATTATATTGAAGAAATAAAATATACCGGCCTTATTACGCAAGGCAATTTTCAATGGCAGGGTGGCGTTAAAGATTCATTAGTTGAATTTGCGCCTAATAATAATGGAAGATTTTTTATTTCGTGGGTTCCTCCTCATAATATGCAAAATAGATCTATAGCTAAAGGTAATTTAAGATACCCAGCTAATGAACACTGTGGTGCATTTGGATGTGACAGTTATGATATATCAGGTACAGTTGATGGTAGAGGATCTAAAGGCTCGTTGCACGGATTAACAAAATTTACTATGGAGGATATGCCTCCTAATCATTTTTTTTTAGAATACATATCACGGCCTGATAATGCTGAAATATTTTTTGAAGATGTACTAATGGCTTTAGTATTTTATGGAATGCCAATACTCGCAGAAAATAATAAACCTAGATTATTATATTATTTAAAAAGAAGAGGATATAGAGGATATTCTATGAATAGACCCGATAAAGTTTATAATAAATTATCAATAACAGAAAGAGAAATAGGCGGAGTGCCTAACTCTAGTGAAGATATGAAGCAAGCTCATGCAGCGGCTATAGAATCTTATATTGATTCTCACGTAGGGTTTAACGGCGAGACACATGGGGACTTATATTTTACAAGAACATTAAATGATTGGTCAAAATTTAATCTTAACAACAGAACGAAGCATGACGCTTCTATAAGTTCTGGCCTTGCTATAATGGCTTGTAATAAAAATAAATATGCACCAGTAGCAAAAAAAGTTTTTCAGCCTGTTAATTTGGGTATAAAAAGATATAACAACGATGGATTTACATCAAAAATAATTTAAATAGATGGTTAACACAAATTATAACAGTTCATTTCCAGATCAGGTAGTACCTGATTCAGTAAAGAATAGTTATGACTATGGCTTACAAGTTTCACAAGCTATAGAAAATGAATGGTTCAGACAAGACATTGGAGGTGAAAGATATTTGCAAAATTTTCAAAATTACCATGCGCTAAGACTTTATGCTAGGGGTGAACAGCCTATACAAAAATATAAAGATGAATTATCAATTAATGGTGATTTATCTTATTTAAATTTAGATTGGAAAATTGTTCCAGTAATACCTAAGTTTGTTGATATAGTAGTTAATGGAATGACAGATAAAGGTTATGAAATTAAATCATTTGCTACCGATCCATTTGCACTTAAAGAAAGAACTGATTTTGCTTTTAATGCAATGCGTGATATAATTAATAAAGAATACATTGAGCAAATGAATGCGGCAACAGGGCAAAATTTTTATGCTTCTGCTCAGCCTGATAAATTACCAGCCTCTCGTGAAGAATTAGATCTTTATTTACAATTAAACTATAAACAAAGCGTTGAAATTGCTGAAGAAGAAATAATTAAAAATGTTTTTTCTTTTAATAAATATGATGAAATACAACGCCGGATTGCTTATGATTTAGCTGTATTGGGTATTGGTATATCTAAAACTAGCTTTAATTTTTCAGAAGGGATTACTGTTGATTATGTAGATCCAGCTTCGGTAGTATACTCTTATACAGAAGATCCTAATTTTGAAGATATATATTATGTTGGAGAAGTTAAAAATTTAAGTCTTTCAGAAGTAAAAAGATTATACCCTAATTTAACAGATCAAGATTTAGAAGAAATACAAAAATACAGAGGCCCTTCTAATTATAGTAATTATGTAAGAAACTACGGAGGGCAAGATGATGCTAATTTAATATCAGTACTGTTTTTTGAATATAAAACCTACACTAATCAAGTTTTTAAATTAAAAAATACAGATCAAGGATTAGAAAAAATATTAGAAAAAGATGATACTTTTAACCCGCCTGAAAATGATAACTTTAGCAAAGTTTCAAGAAGTATAGAAGTTTTATACACAGGAGCTAAAGTATTAGGGCTAAGTAAGTTGCTTGATTGGAAAATGGCAGAAAATATGACCCGCCCTAATTCTGATGTTACTAAAGTAAATATGAATTATTCTATATGTGCACCTAGAATGTATAAAGGGCGTATAGATTCTATTGTTAGTCGTATTACAAGCTTTGCTGATATGATTCAATTAACTCATTTAAAACTTCAACAAGTCTTAGCTAGAATAGTTCCTGATGGTGTTTATTTAGATATGGACGGATTAGCGGAAGTTGATTTAGGAAATGGAACAAATTATAATCCGGCGGAAGCGTTAAACATGTATTTTCAAACGGGTAGCATTGTTGGAAGATCTTTAACTCAAGATGGTGATTTAAATAGAGGCAAAGTACCCATTCAGGAATTACAGTCATCAAGTGGTATGGCTAAAATACAATCTTTGATATCTACTTATCAATATTATTTACAAATGATAAGGGATGTTACAGGATTAAACGAAGCGGTTGATGGCAGTACACCAGACAAAAATGCATTGGTTGGGTTACAAAAAATGGCAGCCGCTAATTCTAATGTAGCTACAAGACACATATTAAAAGCTTTAATGTACATAACTATTAAAATAGCTGAGAATGTAAGCTTGCGGGCTAATGACGCATTACAATTTCCATTAACAAAAGACGCGTTGCTTAATAGCATTAACACATTTAATGTTAATACACTTGAAGAAATGGAAAAGGTAGCTATGCATGATTTTGGCATATTTTTAGAATTAGAGCCCGATGAAGAAGAAAAAGCCAAGCTTGAGCAAAATATACAAGTTGCTTTACAGTCTGGCGGGATAGATTTAGATGACGCTATTGATGTTAGACAAATATCAAATTTAAAATTAGCCAATCAATTATTAAAACTTAAAAGAAAAGAAAAAGGAGCACGAGATCAACAAGCCGCTCAGGCTAATATTCAAGCTCAAGCGCAGGCTAATGCACAGGCTTCTGAAGCAGCGGCGCTGGCTGAAGTACAAAAGCAACAAGCCTTAGCCGAAACAAAAGTGCAGATTGAAAAAGCTAAATCAGATTTTGAAATTGCTAGAATGGAGCAAGAGGCTATGATTAAAAAACAATTAATGGCTGAAGAATTTAGTTATAATATGCAATTAGCTCAAATACAAGCATCTGCAACAACAAAAAAAGAACAAGAAATAGAAGATAGAAAAGATAAGCGTGTAAAAATACAAGGTACACAACAATCTGAACTTATTGATCAAAGAAAAAATGATTTATTACCTAAAGATTTTGAATCAGCGGGTAACGATAATCTAAGTGGCTTTGGCTTAGAGCAATTTGAGCCGAGGTAAATTTTATTAATTAATTTTATATTATCATATTATGTCAACAGAAGTAAAACAAGAAGGAGATTTTAAAATTAAAAAAAGAACTCCTAAAAAATTAGTAGGAAAAGAAGATATTATTAAAGTAGATCTTTCTAAACCGGCTGTAGAACTTAAAAAAGAAGAAGATGCCATTCAAAAGCAAAGCGCAGATGAAGTACCTGTACGCAACGAATCCAAAACTAGCGAAGGAATTCGAGAAGGAAACGAGCAGCCAACAGATGAAAAATCTACCAGACAAGATAATAGCAATGCTAGCGAAGCAGAAGTAGACTCTCCTATTCAAGTTATTGAAGATGAAGAAGATAATTCTAAAGAGGCAAGAGTGGATGGAAGCAATGAAGCTCCCGCTGCCGTATCGGAACAAAAAGAAGTATTATCGGAAACAAAAGCACAAGAGCTTCCTGAGGGAGTAGATAAACTTATAAAGTTTATGGAAGAAACAGGTGGTACTGTTGAAGACTATGCTAGGCTTAATGCGGACTACTCTAATGTAGACAATAATACATTATTAAGAGAATATTATAAAACAAGTAAACCTCATTTAGATTCGGAGGATGTAAATCTACTATTAGAAGATTTTACATGGGATGAAGAAATAGACGAGGATAGAGATATACGTAAAAAGAAAATTGCGTATAAAGAAGAAGTTGCAAAAGCTAAAAACTTTTTAGAGCAAACTAAGAGTAAGTATTACGAGGAAATAAAATTAAGACCTGGCGTTACTCAAGAGCAACAAAAAGCTACAGACTTTTTCAACCGATATACTGAAGAGCAGAAGCGTAATGAAACTGTTCGTGAAGGATTTATAAATACTACTAAAGATTATTTTTCTAATGATTTCAAAGGTTTTGATTTTAAATTAGGAGATAAAAAAGTTAGATACGGTATTAAAGACCCTGAATCAACCGCTGATAATCAAAAAGATCTTACAGATTTTGTTGGGACGTTCCTTAACAAAGATGGTCAAATGAAAGATCCAGCTGGTTATCATAAAGCAATTTATGCTGCCCGTAATGCTGATACTATGGCAACACATTTCTATGAGCAAGGCCGTGCCGATGCTATAAAAGATCAAGTTGCTAAAACCAAAAACATAACTACCGAACCCAGGCAAACTGCTCCGGGCGATGTATTTGTTAATGGATTAAAAGTAAAAGCTATTAGTGGACTAGACTCTTCAAAACTTAAAATTAAAACAAAAAAATTTAACAATTAAAATTTAAAGAATGGCAAATGTAGTACCCTCGTTTGGGTCAATTAAACCTAGTCAGAAGCAACAAGCTCTGTCTACAAATTATCTGCAATTTACAGATAAAGCTGGCGATGATTTTTCAGATTTCGCAGCACAATATCTTCCTGAGATCTACGAACAAGAAGTAGAGCGATACGGAAACCGAACTCTTTCTGGATTCTTACGCATGGTAGGAGCAGAAATGCCTATGACTTCAGATCAAGTAATTTGGTCAGAACAAAATAGATTACATATTGCGTATGATGGTGTTACCAAAGCTAGTAATGCAACTTTAACCTTTGTACTTAATGCCGCTGCAGGGCCTAACTTTGTGGCTAATACAATTTCTAAAAATCAAACCATTGTAGTAATGGATCCCGCTACAGGTAAGGAAGTAAAAGCTTTAGTTACCAATAGTGTTGATACTTCTGCTACACTTGCTACATTAACTGTTGCAACGTATACAGGAGCTAATCTTGACGCTACATTTGGGGCTGCCGCAATTGCTACTCTTAAAATATTTGTATATGGTTCTGAATATAGAAAAGGAACTGGCGATGCCGATATTAAAAGTGTAACCCCATCCTTCACTCAATTTAACAACGCACCAATTATTATTAAAGAAAAATATGTGGTCAATGGATCAGATATGGCTCAGATTGGTTGGGTTGAAGTTGCTACTGAAGATGGAACATCTGGATACCTATGGTACCTAAAAGCTGAATCTGAAACTCGCTTGAGATTTGAAGATTACCTTGAAATGGCTATGGTTGAAGGGGAAAAAGCTGCTGCAGGTTCTGGAGTAGCCGGAATTGCTCCAGCTCTTAATGGTACTGAAGGTCTCTTTGCTGCTATTAATGCTAGAGGCAATGTACTAAACAATTTTAGTGCTGCTGCAGGTCTTGGTGAATTTGACAGTATTCTTAAAAATCTAGATACTCAAGGAGCTATTGAAGAGAACATGCTTTTCTTAAATAGAAAAACTTCTTTGGATTTTGACGATATGCTGGCTAACCTTTCTTCTGGAATGGGTGGCGGTACTGCTTTTGGTTTATTTGAAAACTCAGAAGAAATGGCTTTAAATCTTGGCTTTTCAGGATTTAGAAGAGGTTCTTATGACTTTTACAAAACTGATTGGAAATATCTAAATGACGCTTCTACCCGTGGCGCTACAGCTGTTTCAGCAATTGATGGAGTTCTTATTCCAGCTGGAACATCAACTGTATACGATCAAATTTTAGGTTCTAATATTCGTAGACCTTTCTTGCATGTTCGTTACAGAGCTTCACAGACTGAAGATAGAAGAATGAAATCTTGGATTACTGGATCTGCCGGAGGTGCTTTTACTTCTGACATTGACTCTATGGATATTCACTTTTTGTCTGAAAGATGTTTGTGTGTACAAGGTGCTAACAATTTCGTATTGTTTACTGCATCATAATTTTTTTGATATTAATTACCTCCGCTTAATTGCGGGGGTAGTTTTTATCTTTTAACTATTTAATTTTATTATATCATGGCTAAAAAAGCTACTCAAGCAGTAAAAGATATTGAGGTTGCACCTCAAGTAATTCAAGCAAAAGAAGTTGCAAAACCTGCAGCTAAAGTATCAATACCAAAAAAACCAGAATGGGAAATTAAAGACAGAACATATTTATTAAGTGGTCTTAAAACTCCATTAACATATACTATAGCGTCTCGTCATACTGGTCGCTATCCTTTATTATGGTTTGATAAAGAAAAAAACGAACAAAGAGAATTAAGATATGCTACTAATCAAAATTCACCATTAGTTGATCAACAATCGGGCGAAGCTACATTAGGGCACATTGTTTTTAGAAATGGCACATTAACCGTTACTAAAGAAAAACAAAATTTGCAAAAATTATTGTCTCTATATCATCCTATGAAAGACGTAAAATATAGTGAATTTAACGCTGTAGAAGAAGCTGTAGATGATTTAGAAACTATTGAATATATAATTGAAGCATTAAATACAGCAAGAGATATGGATATAGATCAAGCTGAAGCTATTTTAAGAGTAGAGGTTGGTTCTAAAGTATCTGACATGAGTTCTAAGGAGATTAAAAGAGATCTTTTAATATTTGCTAAAGAAAACGCTCAATTGTTCATAGAACTTGCTAATGACGAAAACGTTCAATTAAGAAATATAGCAATTAACGCTACTGAATTAGGCCTTTTATCTTTATCACAAGATCAAAGAACTTTTTCTTGGGCTAAAACAGATAGGAAAATAATGAATGTTCCTTTTGATGAAAACCCGTATTCGGCTATGGCTGCATTCTTTAAAACAGATGAAGGCATAGAAGTTTACAAATCTATAGAGAAAAAACTTCTATAACGTGTAATATTTATAATATGTAGAGCCGTCCTTTGGCGGCTTTACTATTATATAACAAAAAATAAAAATGGCAATAAACGTAAATACTGTATATCAAACAGTGTTGTCTATTTTAAATAAAGAACA